GTCCGCTCAGGGCTATCTTCCTGCCCCGTGGACATAAGGTTCTCATAGAAAGCCTCTGGGTCTGTAATTACGGCACTTCGAGTTACATCTATAATTTGCGTCTTATTCACAGCATTACCTCCGTGTAGTCTGCAACTCCAAGGCCAAACCTGCCCAAGGTTCTACAACTGTGATATACAAAATTCCAGTTCCTCCTATAGCTACTGAATGAATAAAGTTCAGGACCGAGGGAGAGACTGTTACTAGGGTTCCTTTCGGCAGGAACATGGCTTCGTCTAAATACGAAGAGGTAAGAGGAGCTGCAACATTTCCAAACCTTACTACACAGTCAATTGTGGAGTAGAGGACTACTGTCTCATAGCCGGCAGGGATTCCCCCAGTAATTGCATTCGTTCCGGAGATAGCTAGACCAAACGCATACCGGGGACGGATAGTATCATTAGGAATTGCAGTTCCGTCAGCGGTAGCAAGCGGATATCGGTTTTTAACTGTCATAGCTCAGCATCCAAGTAAACTGTATGTAACCCCTCATCTCCACTAGAGTTTACCTGGAGAATGAGGACATCTTTTGTAGTACCTGTAGAGGTGAAAGCTGCTGCATCCCCTAAAGTAATTGTAGGGATGGCTCGCATGTAAATAGGGATGGAGATAGGTGTGGTAGTCAAGTAGACTTGCAATTCCTTGTAATACCTACCATCCTCCTGCGTTACAACCGCTAAAGACTTAGGGTCTACGATAGATATCAGAGCACCATTATCTGTAACAGTGAAGAGCTGGACGTGTACTTCATCTTCCGTAGCATTGGCAGTTCCCGTAAACACGGCTGCGAATTCTACAGCCAGTTGTTTAATAAGGGTGTACCCTAGAACTACAGGTCCGTAATACCACTGCCAAGAGGTTGAAGGAATGGCATTGTTGTCATACATGGCAGTCTGACTGGTCCAAGTGCCAGCAAGATAGGAGGCTAATGAGTTATCTGTATCCCTGCCTGTTGAGACTTTAATCTTGATGTAATTGATATTAGTGGAGGCACTCTTCTTCTTATGTCTGAAATATACAGTTTTAGTTTGATAGGCCCAATTAAGGCTATCCTCAGTATCCAAGATCTGGACAATTCGACATTGAGCTGTGCTATTTCCGGAATACCTTTTAATAGCAATATAATCCATCCCATTATTGGAGACTATCTCTGTCCTGAATCCAGAGGCTGAGCAATAGCCATACCATCTCCTAGCGTGCTGAGAATAGGGGGCACTCGTAGCTACGTTCACACTCGCTTGGGTAGTTTTATTCCTGTCCTGGAAACGACTATTATAAACCATGTTAGCCGCAGCCATATTAGGAGTCAGGGCTCCCCAAGTTCCGTCGCCTCTCCAATAGGTAGAACTACTAGCACCACTTCCACTGTTTAGTCTGGCAACAGGTAGGTTCCCCTGCACATCAGTAGATAAATCTATATACTCCCAGCTTGGGTTATAGGTTCCGTAACCTGACTTCAAGAACTGGCTGGGGAATCCTCCAGTACTTAAAGAGGTAAAGGTAGAAGTAGAGTCCGCAACCAGAACGGCTTTATTAGTAAAGGGGCCATAACTCCCAGTGGTAGGAGCTACCCACTCCACATTGTAGTCTGTAGCATCAATCTTAGCTAGAACATCCCCAGCATTTCCACCTATAGGAAGTTCAGGAGTTCCCCCTCCTCCAGTGCCTACTTCATCCAGAACCTTGTCACTGAATTTATTGAACATGGGGAACTCCTTTGATAAAGTCTACGGACTTCGTAAAAATGCCCAACAGTATAAGAGATAATAGGAAGGCAAGGAAAGCCAGGATAGCATTTTTAGCAAGTGTTCGTTTAAGATCTTTAATGAAGTCTTCACTGTCCTTGCGGGCTTGCTCACGTATAATGTGCTCCTGTTTATGGTGATCGACGCCATAGGGGAAGGCTTTTAAGATCTCCTCATGCTTAGCTAGAATCCTCTCCTGCTGTACTAGGATATGATCCATCTTATCCTCTGCCGTAAGGCTATCATACTTTCTCCTATCCATCATAGCATCGACTTCCCATTCTTATTAGTAGGTAACCTGATCCCTTAGGTCATTGGTCATGATTGTAAGCAAGTCCTCTCCCATGGCAAGGTGGAGTTTAGCTGAATTAGCATCCCCTATAAGTGCAAAAACTTCCCCGGCTGCCCTATTGATAATGCCATAAGGGCAGATATCAGTGAGCCAGAAAGTGTTCGCACCTGAGAGGACCGGGGGATGCTGATAGTAACCTACTTCCAAAGATGTGGCTAGGGAGCGGAGAAGAACAGTCAGGTCAGAGCCAATCATGTAATAGCAATTAGTCTGCTGAACTCCTCCTGGGACAAATACATTTTGAGGATCAATGTACTTTAAGTATCTCAAATCCCCTGTAACCTTGAC